GAATCATCCACCGTGTTGTCAGAGCGTTTTGCGTATGCCTTGATCAGATCTACAACCAAACGCTTCAAACTCTCAGACCGCAAAAACCGAAAAAGGATTGGCTTCAGGATCAAGAACATTTGAGTTTTCCAACTACTGAAAGTCTAGTTTCTATTTGCGTGGCCTTCCAGTCGCGCTACTGACGCCTCAAGTTCAGCAAGCCTCGCGAACACTTCCTGATTGACGCTTCTTATGTCTGTGTGGAGCACATCAAGCTGACGGCTGAGGTTGTCCACAGCAACGGTCAAACGCACCAGTGAGTCTCTGCCCTGCTGATTCTGCGCCTTAAGGCCAGAGATCCCGAGCCCAGCTACGGTTACAGCGGAGCCAGCCGCTGCTGCCCAGATTTCAACCAATGCCCCGACCTCAGCACTGATTACATCATGGCAGAACCGCAAGAAAGTCAAGAAAAGGAAGGCGTTGCAATCGCTGACCTTGTGAAATGCGCTGTTTTGGTGTGGAGCGCAACATTGCTAACTGTTTCTTATCTGGGCTTCTTCCCTCAGATGAAAATGGACAACACGTTCGTGGCTAGTTTGCTCACAGGGGCAATGGCCTCTTTTGGTATTGAGCGCAAGACTGCTAACCAGCAGAAAAAACAGCCGCCTAAGATTGACTCAAAGGAGCCACCAAAATGAAGCACTTCCTGCCTTTGGTTACATTGCTGGCTTTTGGCCCAGCAGCACACGCTGATCTAAATCACAAGATCCAAAGCAGTGTTTCGCTTCAGGTTGGTGGTGCGATGACAACCGCAGAAAGGATCGGAAGTTCGTTCAGCATCAGTGGCTCAGGGGTTGATTCCACAGATGGCACCACAGCAAACACCATCTCAGCAGGCACAATCACATCCGGTGTTTACGCTCCAGGCACAATCTCTGTGACGCAGGACACACCTGGTAACGCTTTCAGCTTTAGTCAGTCATACACGCAAGGCGATGCCGTTCCAACATCAGCCGTCACTTCAGGCACAGTGCCTAACTTCTCAAGCATTCAATCCACAGCCTCAGGAACTGCAGGTGATTTAGCGGGCACCGTCAGTTCAGCAGGGGCACTCACAATCACAGCAGGTGGTGCTAACACGCTCGGGATTGGCCAGTTCGTGACTGAACTCACCATCGACTGATGCGTGTTCTGATTCTGCTGTTGTGCGGACTAATAGGCGAAGCGTTTGCTTTTGCCCAACCAGCACAATCCGTTCCAGTGGTGCCCAATTTCACAACTGGGTCAATGACGTCGCACACCGAAACCAACAGCAAGGTCACTGAAACAATTGTCAGCGAGTCATATAACACGGGTTGGCAATACTCTGTAAGCGGAACCAATGTTGAACCCGTCGGTGGTGCAAGCCTCACTCCAGGCACAACAACAGTAAAAGGATGGTCAGCCCTAGACGTCAACAACAAACCAAGCTGGAAGATCGCCAACCCCGGCGCGGCATTTCAGTTTGTAGAAACTTACTCTTCTCCAGGCTTAAAAAGCATTCACACAATTCAGCGCATTCAGGAGGTGCAGCAAATCACAGACACTATTTCTACCTTCTCGCAGTAGTCCTAGCGTCACCTGCTAACGCCGAAACAATCGGTGGCGTGTCTGCCACTGCCGCTCCAACTGCCACAAGCTCTGGCAGCGTCACAAACCAAGCGGTGATGATTGCGCCTAGCGCAGCGTTCCAAAACACCTATGGCAACGGCATTCAATGCCAAGGCCCCACACTCACCGTCACTCCCTATGTCAACAGATCAAAAAGCTGGCAACTTCCGTACGTGGGTACAGTTTTTGACAATGTATACAATATTTCTGATTTGGATGATGACGGCTTACCAGATAATCCCGGACAAGTCCTCTACAAAATGCCCAGTAGGACAGGTCAAAAAGACACTCACAACTGGTCAGGTGGTTTGTCGATCCAGGCAACAATTCCTCTAGACGGTGGCCTGCAGGAACGCTGCAAAGCGATGGTTGATGCCAACATCCGGCTGCATCAGCAGGTTGTAGAAACAAAGCGGCTTGAGTATGAAATCGCCAGGCTCAAGAACTGCGGCGAACTCAAGTTAAAAGGCATCGAGTTCCATCCCAAGTCGCCTTACTTTGCTGTCTGCGCTGACGTGATGATCAAGCCAAAGCCGGGGCAAGTTCTGCCGCATAGACACGCTATTTCCGCGCCGCCCGTTGCGCCTGCCTCCTCTCAAATACGCTTACCGGTTTCGCCTTACATCCCAGTAAACCCTGGATCTTCTTTGCGATCTTCTTCACAGCCGGCTTCACAGCCTTAAGCAGCAGCGGAGTTCCAAGACCGGCGGCAACGGCTACAGCCGCGGTGACCCCTACTGTCGTGACCTGCGGAAGCGTGGGTATTGCTGCTAGAACTTGTTCAGGCAACTTGATCTCTTCATACAAGACGACGCACTTACCGTCTTGTTGTAACTCATAGCCCGCAATTCTTTTTGAACCATTTTGGACAAGCGTTCCAACCTCCTTCGCCCGCAGGGGCGGACATCTTGGATCAATGTCAGCCGGAGCAGCTTTGGGAAGTTGCGGCGTGGCTGGCGTTGGCGGTGGTGGTGTTGGCGTACTGGGAGGGTTCGGCAGAACGGGCTCAGGGTCGAAAACTAATTCCTCTGGCCTGTAATCCATTGGGTTAAAACCAGGCATGTCAATGATTGGCACGCCGATATTCACCGTGACAGGCGGTGCTTTTGGAACAGACATTGCAGGGATTCCGTCCCAGACCCGAACTTCGTTGATCCCAATAGTGCGAATCTCAGGCACTAGAACGGAATGGCAGGTCCAGTGGTGCTAGGCATCAGCTCTTTGACCTGGCTGGGCATTGCCTCAGTCACAGAGTCACTGAGAGCACTGTGCATCTTTTCAATCATCAATGCTTGGATCTTGTCTAAGTTTTCTTCGACAAGCGCTGGACCACGCACCACAGCAACTACAACAAGAGCAGTATTGGCAGCAGCAAGAGCAAATCCGCCTACCGCCAAAATGTTGATGTACTTTTGCATGATTGTCTCCAAGAAAAAACCTCCCGGCTTGGTGTGAGGATTAGATCCCACCGGGAGGCTGCGGTTTTCTCGCCGTGTTTAGGCCCGCGTTGGAAGTGTAATCAGAACTTGACTTTGCCGCCAAGCTTCAGGCCATAGCCTGCATCGGTGTCTTCGTACTTGGCGTAGGAAACCTCGCCGTAGACATCGATTGAATCAGAGACAGGAGCACTAACGCCGGTCTTAGCAGAGAAGCCAACTTCGGTGTCGCCACCATCAGGCTGCAGCCAAGAAGGACCGCCTTGGATGTAGAAAGCGCCTTTTTCCCAGCCCACATGGCCGTCCATAACAGCGCCACCAAAGTTAGAACCGCTCCAAGCGCCGTTCCACTCAGGGTTCAGGTAGAAACCGTCAGCCTTTGCTGCAGAGAGGGGAGCCAAGGCAAGAACGCCAGCGGCTGCACCAAAAACAATTCGCTTGATCATTTGATTGTTGATTAGCGTTTTTCGTGCCCACCTTACAGGCTCTAGGCAAAAGTGCCGATGGCGCGTTAGCCATTCTGTTTAGTGGTTACCGACCCAATTGGCGTACTTGATATGCAACCCGGTGTATAAGCCGTGCATTGCATGGCCTGGATTGTTCCGGCCATCGTGCGTGTAAAGAGCCTCAATCCAGCGGACTCTATTCGCCATGGCGACAGAATCTTCTGCACCCGGCTTGCAAGGAATCATTGGGTCTGGACGTTGCATCAGGCAGTTGGCTTGGGATGTTTGTTTTTAATCGCTTGGATCGTTGTCCTCCAACCGTCTAACCCGTTGTGATACAGGTCATCGAGCTGGTCTTCAATCGAGGGATACTCAGCAGCCCTTACGTACTTATAGCCGTTGCTGGCGAAGTCGCTAGCCGCTGCAGCCTCAGCGTCGTCAAGGGCTTGCTCCTCTTCCACTGTTAGGGGCATTGTGACCCCATCAACGAGCTTGTATCTAGTCATGGTTTAAGAATTTTTGACACCGTAGAGGATAAATGTGCCGCTAGCAAATGTTGTCGATTGACCGCATTTAATCAACATAGTATTCATATTATAGCTTGAGTTAGAAGCATTACCGGACTGAATAGAGCTATGGCTGGTTCTAGTTGAGCCATCAGTGAAGTTTGTAATAATGCTTATGTTTGAACTGGTTTTGCCGCCAATTTCTGCCTTAATACTTGCAACAGTGCTCGTCGGGTTGCCTGCTGACCAGTTAGTCATCGCGCCCAAATTGTATGACCACGAATGCGAGGCAGCGTAGCTGCTTTCGTATATCAACCATCGAATATGCCTAACGCTGAGGCGATTAGTGCCAGGGCTTGCCGAGGAATAAGCGCCATCATAAAAGCTGTAGTTTATTGCGGCCTGAAAGCCGTTGCTTTGCGCTGCAGTGAATTTAACTCCCGCTCCATAAATCACGAAGTGATCGTAATCTGCACTAGAAAGATCAAAACTAACGATTGACGTGGCGCTACTAATTGTTTGCGTACTGATGTATGTAAACGCGCCGCCTCCTCCTCCGCCTGATGCCTGGTCAACCCAGCTCAAGTTTCCAGAGCCATCAGTTTTTAAAACTTGATCTGCACTGCCGTCAGTTGTAGGCAGTGTCAAGGTGTAGCTAGCAGCTGCAGAGTGTGCAGGTCCTTTGACAATGATGCCGTGGCTATTTGTCTCGCAATTTAACTTAAATTGACCAGAACCTTTGGTTGCGTTTCCCTTGAAAGTAACAACACCAGAGCCATTAGGATCAAGCTCAATGTCTCCATTAGATGTAGATACAATATCGTTGCCGTTGACATCTAAATTTCCGCCAAGCTGTGGCGACGTGTCATCTACGACGTCACGACCAATCTTTACAACCGTTCCGCCGTCAGTCTCCGTAAAAACACCACCGTCAGTAGTGTTAATGGCAAGTTCGCCTACAACAAGATCTGAAGCACTTGGATTAGAAGTGCCGCGCTTGTGCTTAATAACGTTTGCCATCAGAACGTGCCGCCATCAAGCTCAAAGCTACTCGCAGTTCCGTTCTCAAGGAAGGTCACAAGATCGCTTAACGCCACCTGCACCATCGTTCCAGCGTCGTTAATGACCATACGGTCAGCTGCTGCAAGCGTGGTTGACGTTGCAGAGGTGCTGCCGTCAACAATGTTCAGCTCAGCAGCCGTCGAAGTTACGCTTGTCAGCTTTGTGACCGGCAAGGTCCCTGTGATGCTGGATGCGGCAAGATCAACAGCAAGCTCAGTTGACTCAATAACCAGACCACCGTTGGCCTTTAGGTCAACACTGACCTCAGAACCGCTGACATCAATGCCATCACCTGCGGTTGGAGCGGCAGCTGCTGCAGCAATCGTGATACTGCCATTGCCATTTGTGATCGTGATATTGCTGCCAGCAGTCAGAGTCGCCTTGCTAAGCGTGTTGCCGCTGGTATTGCCAATAAGCAACTGCCCATTGGTGTAGCTGGTTTGGCCGGTGCCGCCTTTGTTAACCGCAATAGTGCTTGCAGACCACGTTCCAGAACTCAGCGTTCCAACAGAAGTAAGGCTGGAGCCAGTAACACCAGAGCCAAGAGTGCTACCGCTAAGAACGCTGGTGCCATTGATCTTGAATTCTTTGCCAGAAGCAAGGTCGATGTGCTCGCTGGAAGTCCAGCTATCAGTTGCATCTAACCAACGAAACAACTTGTTCGTCGCGCCAAGCAAACTGATGCCACCGCCGTCGGCTGTCGTGTCAGTTGGAGTGCTGACATTACCTAGCGTGATGTTTTTATCCGTTACATCCAGCTGCGTTGAATTAACGCTTGTGGTCGTTCCGTTGACAGTCAAATCACCGCTGACCGTCAGGTTGTTGCTAAAGGTCGTATTGCCAGACAGCGTTGCACCGCTTAGGTCAACCGTGCCAGTGAATGTTTTGTTACCGCTGAGCGTTTGATTAGTCGTCAGCGTCGTAAACGCGCCAGAGCCCCCGATTGAAATAACAGAGCTGGCCGCACCTCCACCGGCATCGCCAAAGCCGTAGTACAGGATATTGTCAACCTCTGAGTACGCCGGCTCACTCGGAGCCAAGCTGCTTGGAGCGCCAGACGCACCACCAGATGCACGTTTCTTAAGGCGGATGGTGTTAGCCATGGCTTAAAAGTTGCCTCCAAGGACGATTGAGTTGATTGTCCATGTCGCGTCAGCTCTGTACTCGCCAGAAGCAGAGTCGTAGTAGATGACGCTCTTATCCACTTTAGCGGCCTGATTCAAGGTGAACCCAGAGCCAGCAGGGCCTTGAGCGCCTTGTGGCCCAGCAGTTGTTGCAGTGACTGTCGTCGTTACCGGGGTCTCAACAACCGTTGACGAACCATCCTCCGTAACCGTGACGGTGTTGCTCGTCGTGGTGACGTTGACCGTTGTCATGGTGCTGTGTATCCCTGGCTAACGAAAATGACACCTTCCAGGTAATACTCACGACTGCCGCTGTCATCTTCAAGCAATACGTCGTAGTACAGCTCGTCAATGAAAGTCGCTGTTTGCGTGTCGGTCAAGCTAATAGTGATCTGCCCATTGGCACGGTCGGTGTATGCAATACCAAAATCAGCGTATTTTGTGGCCCGGGCTTTGTCCCACACCTGCGCATAGGCCGTATAACCAGTCAGGTTGATAACAGTGCCAGTGCTGTCCTTGAACTGCAGCAGCACCGAATAATCTGCTCGCCGTTGGAGCGTGATGTTGTATGTCCCAGGTTGAACAGACATGGCACCTCCAGCCAAATGCAGTCTAGCCCTAGCTGCTAGCCATCAGGCCATGAGCACTCGCAAAGGCTAGAAGCGCCTCGACTTTTGCCTCAAGAGTCACGCAATACTGCAACAACTCCGCGTTAGTTGGAGCGGTTGCGTCCGCGATTGTGTTTGTGTCATTAGCAGCAGGCAACGCTCCAGATGATGCAGTAGTCGTGATGTCTGCGACATGAGTTGACTGAGCAGCAGCAGTGGCACCAAAAAAACCAATCGTGTTGGCATTGATCTCCAACTGGGTTGTCAGCGTGCCAGCAGTGGTTGTTTTAAGGCGAATCCGCCCATCTTCAGTAGTGTCCGAGGCGTCAGCAATGCTGCCTTCAAATGCTGCGTAGTCAATTTCTTGCGGTGTTGCGTTGTCGTTTTTGCCCCTGATGAAAACAGTGCTGAGAACGTCGTCGTCTTGCCCCGCTCCAGATGCCCCCCGGCGGTGAAACAACGTGATGTCAGCCGCAGATGAAGGATCGTTAGCAGATGACTCAATCATCAACTGCGTCGACGCAATCGTGTTCAGCAAATGCAGCGGGAAGCTTGGAGCTGTGTGATTGACGCCAACATTTGCGCCAGACAGCCGAATTTTGGAAGCTAGTGTCCCTGACGCAGAAGACATCAGATCAAGGAAGCCGTCCTCTGATCCGTTCGTCGTGGAGACAATCCCACCGACCACGCTGGCGTAACCGTGAGTGTTGCCTGCGGAATCATTGCCGCGAAACTCAATGTTGCCCAGGTTGTCACTGGCAGCAGGTGATGCGCTGTTTCGATACAGCACGACATCAGGAGCAGTGTCTAACCCTGCATCGCTGTTTTCAATGATGACTTGATCAGTCGTGTCAGTGCTGAACAGATGCAACTGAGCAGCAGCCGTTCCAGTGCCTAGCTGAAACCCTGCGGTTGTGAACTTGCCAGTGAAGGTCGAATTATTACTGAATGCGACCTCATTAGCGTCAGATCGGAAAATCCCGGAAGTGCCGCTGTCACTTAAAAAGCCGATGGATGGAGCGCCGACACTGCCATTGGGCAAAGTGCGGAACAGCGTGCCAAACGTGATTGACTTGTTTTTGTTGGCATTAGCCGCTTCAGACACATCAACAACAGGAAACAAATCTCCAGTTGCAGGTGACGTCAGCGCCGTGAGGGCTGTGATTTTCCGGTCAGCCATTAGTCAGTCCAGGGCACGCCTTTGATTTTGGTCGGTGTGATCAACTCTTGGATGCGAGCATCAAGGGCAGATTCAATCTCTTTTACTTTATCGGAGCCGCCAAGTTTGGCTTGAACCCAGTCCACGACTTGGCTTTCGGTAAGATCGGCAAATGGAATCAAAGTGCCAGGACGTTCTAGACCGACACTTCCGTAAGCCCCTGTGTTGTAAGGGTTGCCTTCTGAATCAAGTTTATCGCTGATTGCACAAACGCTGTAATGCACAGTGAATACAAAGTCATCAGAGGCTTCGCGCTCGAGTGAATTAATTTTCCAAACGATGGTATTAGCCATGACAATAAAGTTAAGCCTAAGTCAAACAGTGTTGTGAACAGTGTAAACGCGAAAGCCCCGCTTGAAAATGGGGCGGTTTACCGCTATGAGATACCAGCATTAGATAGACGCTGCTCAAGAGTTTCAATTTTCTCAACCGCCTCTTTTAAGCCAGCCAACAGGATTGGGGTCAGCTTCGCGTAATCCACGCCGTAGCTTATGCCCAGCTCTTGGTTGATAGTGTCTTTTTCCCCTTCAACTTGTGCGACGTGTTGGTCAACCTCAATCACAACCTCTGGGAAATGCGGCAACACCTCTTGAGCAATGCATCCAATCTGCGTTCCGGTTGCACCGCTTTTGTATTGGTTGGTGTTTTCCTTCCAAGTAAAATTAATTGGCGTAATTTGTTTGAGTTTTTCTAAAACTCCTGTCAGGCTGCCAGTTACGTCTTTTAGCCGTGAATCTGAGCCCTGATAGGTGCCGCTGATGTAAATACTGCCAGCGCCATAAGCTGCCCAAGACTGACTGCCTGTGTAATAACCAGAAATTAGATATTGACTGTTTTGTTCAATGCCTATCACTCCGCCCATCGGCTTGCCTGCAAGCGCAGCCACTTGGCCTTGTACTGAATAACTTGTGGCGTTAGTTGGGTGATTTGTGCCCGCAGTTGAGAAAAAGTTTCCGGCAATCGCATTTGTTGTCTCAATCCCTGCCATATTTACTGTTAGGCCATAAGTATCAACGGTTTGATCTCCGTTAATATACGTTCGAGATGCTCCTGGGTTAGTGCCCCTAATAGTTAAACGGCCGTTAGCATCAAGCCGCATACGTTCTGAGGCTGCATTAGTGCCATCAGCGCAGGTCCAAAACTCCAAACGCCCTGGCGTGTCATTTGCCCCTGGCGTGCCATCAACAGCGCAACGGATCATTCCCGCGCTTGACACGTAATCAGTCCCATCAGCAGGAGCAAATCCAACAGTGCCAATGTGATCGTCATCTTGAACAATTGTTGTTGAGCCCGCTGTAGTGCCCCGCGATTTACCAAGCACAAGCCAAGAGCCATTCGCGTCGTTGCTGTGCGTAAGAAAAGATGCACCAAACAAGGCATTCTGGCCTTCACCGGCCAATGGCCAAGTCACCCCAAAAGTTTGAATTTGATCAAGTTGCGAGCCAAGTAACAGGCTGCCATTTCTGTCGATCGTTACTCGCTTGGTTGGCGTAGATCCGTCAGATCCATCGTTTGTCTTAAAGACAAGGCTGCCGTTTTGATCGTCGCCAGTGCCATCATGCAGCGCCTCAATCTCAGCAAGCGTGCTAATCTCCCCGCCGGATTGCTCACCCTCAAAAATTAGCTTTGATTCCCTGCCACCCTCTGTGTCTTCCTCTGTCGTATTTCTGAGCGTCACATAAGGAGCGGTGCTGTTCAGTTCCAGCAAAGTGCCGGGCGAAGCGGTGCCAATGCCAACTGAGTCAGCGCTGCCGTCTGTAACCAACAAATTTGCCTCAGTGTCGCCCTCAACCCGGAAGTCATAGGCGGCGCCACCATCGTTGATCACCAGTTCAGCAGCGCCAACCTCTAAGCGCTCAACGCCATTCGTAGCGATAGCAAGTTGATTTGCCGCTGGGCGGAAAAAGCCAGTGTCTAAGTCACTCGCAAAGGCCAAGCCAGGGGCAGCAACAGTGCCGTTTTCCATCAGCATCGTGCCGTCTAGCTCTTGTATGACGACCCAATCATCATTAGCCGCGTTACGCAGCTTCAGTTGACTTGCGTTTGTGTCGGCCCACCACTGAAACGAATACGTCGTTCCAGGTTCTGACGACCCGCTGTTATTAGTGACAATTGCCGCCAACGCATTGTTTAGGTCAGCTCTGACAGCAGCCCCGGAAGCGTTTGCGATCACATAATCATGCGTTGCCATAATTAAGTCTGCTGTGTGCCAAAGCCAGAGGCTTGATACTGGAATTGACGATCAATAGCAGCGTTTGAGCTGTTACGGAAAGTGATTGTGAACCCAGTACGTGCCTCTGAAGTGACCTCATAGTAATCCCCTGAAGCAAGGTTGTAAGCCGTGATGCCAATGCTTGGCGTTTGATAGAAAGCATTGTCGAACGTCACCGCTTTTGCACCCGCTCCAGACGAGATAGTGGCGCTGCCCTCTGTTCGCCTCTCTAGCTGCATCGTGAAGCCCAGCTCATCAACGACCGGTGTTTGGTCAATATGGCCAGAAGTTAGCTCTGCCTTGAACTGGAACTGTCTTCCCGCATACGAACCCGACTCCATAGGAATCCATTCGCCAAAGTCAATATCAGATTCGAGCTGAAACTTATCGTCATCTTCAGTCAAGAAAAAGTCGCCGTCTTCCAGCAAAAGCTCAACGTCAGTTGTAGCTAAATCGCTAGTTCTCAAATAAAGCTGTGTGCTTGTTTCGTCCGGGATTAGGCCATCAAAATCAGACCAGCGGTCAATGTTTTCATGACGGTCGTCAAAAGTATCGGCGGGATAAATACCACGAGACTTTAGGCGTCTATCAAAAACTACGCTAAATTTGCCGCCTAAATCTAAAATGCTGTTAAAATAATACTCTCCAGAGAGATGGCGAATGCCAAAAAAGTCAAAGTCTGGTATGGCATCAAAGTCCGCTTTAGAGTCCAAATCCTCCTTCCCATCTAAAACCAACCCGTCGTACTCTGAACTGAACAAGACTTGATCTTTTTGTCCTTGAAATTTTGGTGTGACCGTGTCTTCCCGCGTAGCGACAACCGTCAATCTTGGAAGCTGATCAGGCAAATCAATGACGGCACTTTTTGCGTTAGTGCTGCGCTGCCCAGCTTCGTCCTCAAACTTGATTAGATACTCGCCTTCAAGCATCGGCAGAACCGCTTGACTGTTTGTTGCTTGAATTCTTGCCATCTCCACGCTGTTCGGCCAAGTGCCTGAACCGTCAGTGATAGGCGTGTGCCGAATAATTGCGATGAATTTAGACCTGTCTAACGACGTTGTAGGTATCCGCCACTTGAGAAGAACTTGATTGGTGCCTGTTGGTTGGATTGTTACCTCATCAGGGTCTGGAGGCGCCACCACCTTGTTTGGGTCGTCAGGGTCGATGCCAGGGTCAGGAACAACAACTGTGTTTGAGATCCACTTTGATTTTTTGCTGACTGGTGCCGCTCCAACAGCTCGAATCTGAAAAGTAATGCTTGCACTTGCAGGCTGTCCGTCAATTTCAAAACTGGTATTTGTAGTTTCAAAATTGTTGTAATTCCCTTCCCCTATTTTGTACCTTATTTCAAATGCAAAGGTTGCACCATTTAACGCACGCGACCAAGTCGCTGTCATTCTGTTAATAACAGATTGCCCAGACTTAACCTCACTAGCGGTCAAAACTAGGTTTCTAGGTGGTTCAGGCGTGTCGTTGAATGTCGTGACATCTTCAAACAACAAGTCAGTGCCTGTATCAGCGGTGTCGTAGATGCTGTCGTTGTGTTGAACGCCAGTGACTGAATACGTTCCATCACCGTTGTCAATGACTGACAGGCATCTAAATTTTTGATTTTCAACGCTTGTCGTCGAAATCGCCCAAAGCGATTGAGCAAGCGGTGCAGAGCTAAACGCGCTCACATTGATCACAGCGCCTGAAACGCTTGTGATGCTTCTGGCCTCAACCGTTCCATCAGCCAAAGTGCAGGTCAACGTAGGGCTTGAACCTGCGGGCAATGCAATGGTTTGATCTGCTGTGATTGCGCTTGTGGTGGCACTGCTTACCCTGCCCGCCAACCGCACGCCTTGGCGCATCTCATCAGAGACCGCAAAAACCTGACCCGGCAAAACGACAGCGCCTTGAAGCCCGGTTGAAAAGCTGACGATTTCACCGTCAAGCTCTTCAGATGCCAAAAGCCATCGACCCATCCTCTGCGCTTGAAACTTTGAAGTCGCGCCGAAGGCGATGATTTCTTTGATCTGCTTGCCGTACTTTGCGATCAAGTCAGAGTCTTCTACAACTACAAAATTTGACTTATAGAAATTCTCAGGGTCGTTGTATCTGACGCGAATGCTTGTGCTGCGTGTTTTTAATGAAGTGCCTTCATAGTTAAACGCCCCACCGATGACATTGCTGTTGGTATAAAGGTGGACAGCGGTTATATCTGACCCGTCAAGGTTGCCATGATCTGCCGTTGCTTGGATCGTGTTAGCACGCCAAAAAAGCATCCCACGGAAAACGCTTGCCAAGTCTTGCAGGACACTAAAAGCCTCTGCTTGATTGCCAATTATGGTGTTGCAGGCAAACCTAGGCTCTGTTGAGCCATCAGGGTTTGTGACGGTCTGATTCGCGTATTGAGCCAGAGGGTAAAGGTCAACCCAACTGATGTTTGACGCTTCAACAAAATCCCCAGCGCCATAACGGGTGTCAGTAAGCATGTCGTGCCAACAACACACCGGGCATGTAGTCCACGCCTGCCTCAAGCTGCCGTTAAATGTGCCAACAAAAGTTAGGCTGCCGTCGCTATTCACAACAGCGTTGTGGGGAATGCTTACAATCTTTCCTCTTATCTTGTAGGCCCTAGTCGGAACACTGTTAAATTGCCTTGTGGATAATGAAAGTCCAGCAAGTGCGGAAAAAGGATAAGTATTTTGTGCAGACACACCCTCAATCAATGAGGTCCAAAATAATCTATTTGCCCGTGAATTTGCCAATGGAATGTCAAGAGCAACCTCTTGAAAATTTGTAAATTTTACTTCAAAATGTTCTTCGCCTAAGTCTATTTTAACGAGTCTGATATTCCACGGCCCAGTGCCGTCAAGACTTAAACGTGGCGTTTTAAATTGATAATCGCTTGTTGATACGCCTGTAATAGTTTTGTCGTATTTTCTGACAAACGATCCACCCTGTGCCTGTATGTCAACGGCAAATCTGATTTTCCCCCAAAAAAGCTGGCCAGACGCTAAGCCTTCTTTGGCAGTTGAAAACAAAGCGGGGATAGACAGCAGAAGCTCGACAAACTCAGACTTTGTATCTGTCACTTGTCGAACAGTTTGTCCTGGCCCATAGTTGCGAGCTAAAACTTGATTGTTTGCGTTTAAGGTCTCTGAATAGTTTTCCCCAACCTCAACTCCAACTTCGGTAACTGTTGTGGTGCCGCTTGACCCCTGAGACAGCAAACTTTGAGTTGCGCCGCCAACCCTGAAATCATAATTAACGTCAGCATTCAAAAAATTGCTAATTGGAGTCTCTTCTGCAAATACGCCATTAGACGCACCAACAAGCCCTTGAATCGGTCCCTCACAAAGAAGGTCGATAATCTTAATGACAGAGGTAGAGTTCAAAGCCATGAGTCAGCCGTACCTGTTAAATAACCTGTAGCCATAACTTTGCCAAAACAAGGTTTGACCCGACAATGCTCTTGCCTCAACAATTTCTACCTGCGGGAAAACCGCTTCAAGTCCGCCTCCGTCCCCGTGTTCCATTCTGTGTTGCCATTTATATGTTTGACCAGCTAATAACAAGCCTTGCACTGTTGCCTGTGACGAACCGAGAAGTTGATTCGGTCCGTCTTCAAAATTGCCAAAAATAGACAAACGATAAGTAAAAAATGCGTCAACTAATGTGCTGCCAGCGCCGCTAACTGGTTCATGCAATCCGTTCGATAAGAAAAAAACAAAATCAAATTCCGTGCGCTCGTTTGATCTTTTGTCAAGCTGCCCAGTAAAGCCGCTGACAAGCGTTCCCGGCGTTAAACTCATGTGCGTTCTTTTTTGCTTTATTACCTCATTGTTTCCGCCAAAATCCATGCTAGTGCGACGAACTTTCACGCCTGAAGCAGTCTGAAAACTGCCAAAGTTCAAAGTTTCCCCGCCGACCAGAATGGTTTGCTGACCTGGAGTTTTAATTGCGGTCTTTAAAGGGTCTGAATCGTCTGCAACTTCCACAGTGGCTGAAAGCAGATGACTGCCTGACAAAACTTCGCCATAAGCAACCGGGATGACCGCACCAACGCCCACAGTGTTAGCAGCCCCGGTGTAGGCATAAGACTGCCGGCCATCAGTGCCTCTGGTGACTGATTGCGGACCATCGGTGCTAGTGGACTCCGCTGACAAAAACCTGTTTCTGGCAAACATGCCGCCTAGGTCTGGAATTTCTGGCTGCGGCGCAATGATTTCGCTCACGCCCCCAAGAATCAAAGATGCACCGATTGCGCTGAAAGCTGTGCCGAGTGCAGTTCCAATACCACCAGCAACAGCAGTGGCCCCAAACAAACTCGTAGCCCCAAACAAACCGGCGCCAGGCAATAGGAAAGAAGCAGCGATTAATCCAACCCCTACCAAAATTTTGCCAATGCCTCCTCCTCCACCGCTGCCCGCGACAATCGGCGTCACGATCAGGTCATGGCTGCCAAGCGGCAACCTTAAATCTGGATAATCAAGATCCGTCCCAGCCTGAATTACGCGATAACCAATCCCGTGCTGATGAGCTTCGCAAAGCTCTTGCATAAATTCAGGCTTATTGATGCAAAGCAGCTTGATCGCTTCTGCTGGTGATTTCAGGTTGTAATACTCGTGTTCAGCTCCGTATCGCTCGCCTAAATCACCTAGCAGCCGGACGGTCTGCTGCATACCTGAAGACCGCCGAAACTCTAGAGACATAGTATCGCCCTAAAGGCTCTACCGCACTCAAAGAGTTTTGACGCTGATGCAAAATTCGCTCGTCAGTCAATAGGACTGCCGCGTGCATCGGCTCCTTAGTCTCGCAACGCATAATCAGAACATCCCCTGGCTGCCGTTGCTCATAGCCCACAGCTTGAAAGCCAATCCGTTCGGCTTGCTGCAGAAAGATGCTGTCAGACGTGTCCAAGTCATCTGGCCGCGCAAAGTCAGGCAGAACGATTCCCTGCAGCGCAAAATAGTCCCGCACCAACGTGAAGCAGTCAAAGACTCCGTAATCCCATTGGCGCCCTAGAAGGGGTTGATAGTTGACCATTCTTGTTCCGGCATTGACCAAATGTGCCACGGGACTCGCGTCCCAGCACATGCCAGCTTGTCAGCTTCACTGGCAAAGCCGCCCATCGGGTGCGAATGAACCACGGCCTCAACTTTGCCGTATAAAGCAGCCATCGCATAGTCACGCGGGTTAATCACAAAATCCTGTTCAGGGTCTTCTGCAATGTTGCGGCAACGCCAATAGCGACCATCCACGACAACGCCGCAGGCTTCATAAGGCGCTTGCTCTGCTGCGTGACGTTCAGCATCAAGCCTGAAGTCTTGCACCTGGGAATCCTTCCTGCTCAAGGACCTGCCTACGGGGAAGCAGCAAGTTGGTGAGATCCAGTTTGCTCGTCAGCTCAAACTCAACTAGCTCGGGGTTTTCGTTGGCAACGCGGTCGATATACCAAGTCTCATCCTCAAACTTTGCTGTTGGATCTGCTGTTAGGTTTGGCGTACTGAAATTAACGCTGTCGAGGAATTTTCGGCAAGTCCTGATCCGTTTCACCTCTGCTTGCAATGGCTTGTATAAAACAAGCAAGGCCGAGATCGCATTGTTTGCGTTGGCGATTTTCATTGATGGGCGTGGCAAGGTGCCTTTAGTTGTCACTTCAAACCCATCCACCTCGATTGGATATGCAGTATAAGTAACGCCGGCAAAAACAATGTTTTGACTTAGCTCATTTGTGCCAGCGTGATAGTAAAAAGTAGTGTCAATACCATTCACCGCCTCAGTCAATTTAAGCTCAAACAACTCAATGATCGCAGATGGTTCAAGCGATTGAATCTCTGTTTGAATTGACGTAGGCGTGCTCATGCCTCAAACACCTCATCAAATGTTGCCGTGATCGTAGCCCGGTTCAGATAAGGCATTTTTTTCTCCCACTGGCGGCAGATGAATTTCATGCTGCTTGATTCGCCTGGCGGGGTGAAGTCAAAGTTTTCTACGCCGCCGCGAGCATCTAAGAATGTCTCGATCGTGTCGGCATCAGTCTCAGACACCACAAAGGTCAGATCAAATGTCTTGGGGTTTTGATTCAACCCGAATGTGGTGCGCTGTGAATAGC